AAGAAATGAAGAAAGCAGTTGATGTTGCTCAACATCAGTATAGACCAGAAAGTATTAGTTTCCTGAACAGAAACATTAGCCAAAACAGTCTCGACAAAGACGCAGTGGATCATATTAGACATGACGATTTGCGAGACATTGTGGTCCAGAGGAGATTGATTAAGCAGTTTCTATCAGACTACAAACTAAACGATTCTGTCATGTCCAAAATTTTGGAGCTAAACGACAAGTATAACCTGATGGCAGAAGAAAAGGAAGAAGTCCTTAGAAACGTCAACTGGGCAATCAGGTCTCTCACTTTCGACAATTTGTTTAATTACGGTGAAGATAACAGAATCAACTTTGCAAACCTAAATGGAATTATTGGTTTGTTTGGTAAAAACTTTTCTGGCAAGTCTAGTGTGATTGATAGTCTGTTGTACACAATGTTCAATACAACGTCGAAGAATGAACGAAAGAACGTAAATGTCATTAATTTCGACAAAGACTACGCTCGTGGTGAACTAGAGATTTTGACAGAAGACGGCACTGTTTGGAACATTACACGACAGTCAGATAAATACACTAGGAAGTCCAATGGACAGCAGGTCATAGAGGCGAAGACGGACGTTAACTTTACTTCTACTTCTATCGATGGTCTATCAACCGAGCGCAATGGTCTGACCAGAAATGATACAGATAAAGAGATCAGAAAAGTTTTTGGCACAATTGATGACTTCTTGCTGACTTCAATGTCGTCACAGCTAGACTCGCTGTCATTTATCCGTGAGGGCTCTACAAAGCGTAAAGAGATTTTTGCCAAGTTCCTAGACTTGGAGATATTCGACCGAAAGTACAAGTTTGCCAAGGTTGAAGCCTCTGATTTACGAGGCGCTCTCAAGAGGTTGGAGGGTAAGGACTATGCTGCTGATATCGATCAAGCACTTTATGACTTAGAAGAATGCATTTTAGAGCATAAAGAAAAGCAACAGGAAATAAAAGACTCTTCCGCTGATGTGGAAGAAAAGAAAAAAGCTCTAACAGAGTTACAGTCAAAGATTGATGGAACCCCGACAGAGCTTGTTGACATTAACCAAATTGTAAAGAGCTTGAAAGCAAAGAGAACTAAACTATCTTCTACTGTTGACGAGCAGGAAGATCTAGGCCAGAAGATTGCAAAGTATGACGAGGTTATTCAAGCTTTTGTTGATTATATTGAATCATTTGATTTGCCATCTTACGAAAATAGACTCTCTAAATGTTCTGAGATTGACCAACTTATACTTGATCTCCAAGCAAAAATTAGCAACATCATGGCCGACAAGCGAAGAAATGAAAGACAAGCTTCTATCTTGGATGGAATTCCATGTGGAAACTCTTATCCGACGTGTAAGTTTATTAAGGATGCTTATGTCGCAAAAGAGAATATACCCCTAAATGTTGAAGAAGCTTCACAACTTGAAGCAGCGGTAGCCAAACTTCAGGAGAAGAGAAGAGTCCTAGATCCTGACGAGGCTACCGAGAACGTAAACAAGTATAGGAAAATTATTGCAAAGAAATCAGAATACGAAACAGCACTTGATCGAGCAAAGCTCACAATCGACAAGAACCAGGCGATTATCAAGAGTCTGGAAATAGAAATAGCAGACTTGGAAGGTAAGCAAGAACAGTATCTAATCAATAAGGAAGCCATCGATAGTCTTAACCTACTGGTTGAACAGAGGGATTCCATGAAGCGAGAACTAGATACAGCACTGTCTTCTCTTAGAGATCTTAATAATCAAGCAAAGTTCTTGTACAAAAAGCTTGGCTCGTTAGAACAGAAGATTAAAAACCTCAGGGAACAACAAGAGGAGCTAGTCAGACTTCAAGAAGAGTATTCTGCATATGATCTTTATCTCAAGTGTATGCACAGCAATGGTATCGCTTATGATATCATTAAGAGCAAGCTACCAGTCATCAACGAAGAGATTTCTAAGTTCTTAATGAACATCGTTGACTTTGATGTTTATTTCGAGGATGATGGAAAGAAACTAAACATCTATATCCAGCACCCAGGTCAAGATTCTAGACCACTAGAAATGGGCTCAGGGGCAGAAAAGACTATTGCTGCAATGGCGATTAGACTATCTATGCTCTCTGTCTCTAACTTGCCAAAGGGCGATATCTTTATTCTAGATGAACCTGGGACAGCGCTTGATGAAGAGAACATGGAGGGCTTCACAAGGATGCTCGACATGATTAAGAGTCATTTCAAAACTGTTCTTTTGATTTCTCACCTTGAGGCTCTAAAGGATTGTGTCGATATGCAGATCACTATCGAACAAAAAGAAGGATATGCTTTTGTTGACTGCTAAACTAATTATATCATACATGCGGAGTTACAGTGAATCCATCCATTATACTTTTAACCAGATATTGGAGAGAAATATTAATTGGGTTATTGCTCTTAATCGTCTCTGCCTCTTGGTATTATGATCGCTCCTCACTGATACAGAGCTTTGATAATGCAACCGAGAGGTACGAAAAAGAACTTGCTGTAGTTAAGAAAAGCCATGCTCGCGAGGCAGAGCTTCAAAAGCAAGTCATAGAACAGTACCAAAACAGGATAAAAGAGCTAGAGACCATCTTTGAGACAGTACAGCGCGACATAGAAGCTGATAGAGACTCTAGAGCAGAAGAGGTTGTCACATTACGAAGAGACAACCCAGAGTTACTAGCAGAACAAATAGAACAAGCATTTGGGTTTGATTATGTTAAGTAAGATTGCACAAATATTAAGTATAAGTTTAGTTTTGTGTAACTCTGCGATAGCACAAGACGGAAGCTTCACATTGGTGCCAAGCGGTGGTCGTGTACCATTTCAAGCTACGTGCTTTGATGATATTGCTACTGCCAAGCTTCTAACTTGGAGAGAATTCCAAGAAAGAGAGTTTGAGAATAGGTTGAATTATGAATTAAGTTTACAGAGAGAGAAATTTATTCTAGATATAGAGTCTCTAAATATTAAATTAAAAGAAAGAACTTTTAGATATGAAGAAAAGATTTCTCTTAGAGACGAAGAAATAGAGTCATTACGAGAACTAATTAAAAAGGACAGGAAGGTCAATCTTCCGCTAGTTATAGCTGGAAGCGTAGTGGCTGGTATAGCATTAGGAGTTGGGGCTGCATATGCGATTGATAGAGCTATTCCGTGAGCATCCAAAAACAATTGGAATGTCATATCTAGGACACATGGTACGTGCTCTAGCTTTTTCATTTATGTTGTTCTATGCTGCGCTTTTGTGTCTTATACATGCATTTTTCCCTTTCCTTTTTGAGCATGATGCATCAAATTTAGTTTCTCTTATAAAGCAAAAGATGGAGGCATAGTGAAGGACCCCAATAGAATAGTAAGAATTGAAAAAGCTATTTCACAAAAGTATGGAGTAGAGGCAGTCCAAAATCCTCGCAGTCATTGGAATGATGAAAAGGAAAAGCTTTATATAGAAGAACTAAAAAAACTCTCTAAGAAGGAGAAAGCATACGAGGAAAGCGAAGAGAAACACGAAGTCAATGGTATTTTAGTTTCTAAAAAACTACTTACTAGAGAAACTAGTAAGAGGCAGTGTCCAATCTGTGAAACTTATTCCTTCAATCCAAAAGACGATATCTATATGATTAGATACAGTTGTTGTTACAACTGCTATATACAGTGGGTCGATGGTAGAGAGGAGAGGTGGAAATCAGGATGGCGACCGCCAAAGGGAGACAAATAATGGCGACCACATTAGAGATTATTAGAGGGATATCACAAGCAGCTGCTAATGCTTATGATGGGGCTCACGTTGAAGACTACTCTTCCGATGGTAAAGCTCGTACTGTTGGCCTGAAGAGAGAAGAGGGAAACCCTCTTGTGGACAAGCGAGTGATGGATGGATTTGGAGTATCGTTTCATGGAAACAAACTTCGTATCAATTATCACGCTGAAGTACAATTAAAAGAAGTTTATAAAGGCGGCTTTGAGAGCGATATAGAATCTATGATTAACGAAATTGCGAACTTCCTCAAGAAAGAGTATCGTGCGGTAACTGGTGATTCCCTAACGCTCACTGCTGACGGAGACGTGAATGTTATTGTCCAAAACACTTCGCGTGTACGTACATGGTGCCAAGCACACAGAATGTACAACATTGGAACATTGGCAGAAGTAGAGGGGGTCAAGGCTCCATCTGAAGATCGTATGGATGTCGCATATAGAAATTTCCTAGAGCAAGGCGGATTTGCGGGCAAAAGACCAGAGAACGATTCCAGAAAAAAGGAATAGCTCAACATGGCTTATGAGTTGAGCAAAAAGCAGATACTAAAAGAGATAGTTAGATCTGGTAAGGACCCGACGTATTTTATTAACAACTACTGCAGGATATCTCACCCGATTGAGGGTCTGATACCTTTTAGGACATATCCTTATCAGGACGAAATGTTGGTCAATTTTAACGACCATCGTTTCAATATTGTACTAAAAGCAAGACAGCTTGGCTTATCCACTATTGTAGCGGCTTATGTTGTTTGGATGCTGTTATTCCATAGAGATAAAAATGTTCTTGTTATGGCAACCAAGTTTGCTACTGCAACTAACTTGGTCAAAAAAGTAAAGAACATCATGAAGAATCTGCCACCTTGGATTCGAATTGCCGATATTAAGATAGATAACCGTTCTTCTTTTGAGCTTAGCAATGGCTCACAAATTAAAGCAGCTTCTACCTCTGGCGATGCTGGTCGTTCGGAGGCTCTTTCACTTTTGGTTCTTGATGAGGCTGCCCATATCGAAGGCCTAGATGAGTTATGGACTGGCCTGTATCCTACTCTGTCAACTGGTGGTCGTTGTATTGCACTCTCGACTCCAAATGGTGTGGGTAACTGGTTTCATAAAACATACTCTGGTGCAGATCTAGGAGAGAATGACTTCTTTCCGTCGAACCTCCCATGGGATGTACACCCTGAAAGAGATCGTGCGTGGTTCGAAAAAGAAACCAGAAACATGTCTCGGAGACAAATTGCTCAAGAGCTAGAGTGTAACTTTAATACTTCTGGCGAGACCGTTATCCACCCTGACGATATTGAGTATGTTAAAAGCACGACTCTGGAACCAAAGTACAGAACTGGATTCGACCGTAACTACTGGATTTGGGAGAAAGCCATCCCAGGAGAGAATTATCTTATCGTGGCCGATGTTGCTAGGGGCGATGGTAAAGATAGTTCTGCTTTCCATGTGTTCAAGACCTCTACAATGGAGCAAGTAGCAGAGTACCAAGGGAAGCCTAGTTTGGACATGTACTCAACAATCCTAAGCCAAGTGGGAAAAGAATATGATAACGCTCTCTTGGTTGTTGAAAACATTGGCATAGGTATTTCCGTTCTTGAGAAGCTAGAGATGCTTAACTATCCAAACATTTACTACTCTATCAAAGGCACTCATGAATTTATCGAGCAGCAAGTATCTTACACAAATGACAACTCCGTCCCAGGTTTCTCCACCACAACAAAGACAAGACCTTTGATAATCGCTAAAACAGAAGAGTTTATAAGAAACAAACTAGTTATTATACGCTCTAATCGACTTTTGAAGGAAATGGAGACTTTTATTTGGAACAACGGTAAGGCACAAGCAATGAGGGGATACAATGATGACCTAATCATGTCATTGGCTATCTCTTGTTGGGTCAGAGATACAGCCTTAACTGCCAACAAAAGAGAGACAGAATATACAGAAGCATTTTTTAATTCTTTGATTACTAGTAACAGAAAATTTGACACATCCATACCTGGCATGTTAGGACATAGTGGGACAGAAGCAAAAATTGAAAATGCGTTTGAAGAAATGCAACAATACATGTGGCTCATGAAGGGGTAAGAAATGGCAGAGGAAGACAAGAAAAATCCAAAAAATCCATCATCTGATTTATATAAAAGATTAACAAAATTATTTTCTGGTCCAATTGTGAGCCGTCGTACACAACACGGTCGCAGAATCCGCAAACAACAACTAGATAAATACTCTAGCATGTTTAGGTCTGCTAGTGGCCAAGAATTTAAGAGATCTCATTATAATCCGTTTGAGTCTATGAATTCAAACTACATGGCGAACCAGAACAGAACAGAACGTTATGTAGACTCAGATCAGATGGAGTACATGCCGGAGATAGCCTCTGCTTTGGATATTTATGCTGACGAGATGACAACTTCTTCTGCTTTGTCTGACATGCTGCACATTCAGTGTACAAATGAAGAAATAAAAGGTATTCTAAGTTCACTCTATAATGACGTTCTGAATGTAAAGTTTAACCTTTTTGGTTGGGCTAGAACAATGTGTAAGTATGGAGACTTTTTTCTTTACTTAGACATTGATGAGACATACGGCGTAAAACATGCAATTGGGCTCCCTCCGAATGAAGTCGAGAGATTAGAGGGAGAAGATAAGACAAACCCTAATTACGTTCAATTTCAATGGAACTCTGCTGGTTTGACTTTTGAAAATTGGCAAATTGCACATTTTAGAATTCTTGGTAACGATAAATATCACCCTTATGGCACTTCTGTTTTGGAGCCTGCGCGTCGTATTTGGAGACAGTTGACTCTGATGGAAGACGCAATGATGGCTTATCGTATCGTAAGAGCGCCCTCAAGAAAAGCTTTTTATGTTGATGTTGGAAACATCCCTCCGCAAGATGTAGAACAGTACATGCAGCGCGTTATTACTGCGATGAAGAGAAATCAAGTCGTTAACAAGAACACTGGTCGAGTTGACCTACGCTATAATCCGATGAGCGTAGAAGAAGATTACTACATTCCAGTGCGAGGTGGCAATAAATTCGCAGATATCCAAGAGGTTGGTGGACAAAATAGAAATCATGATATTGATGATGTCAAATACCTAAGAGACAAATTATTTTCTGCTCTCAAGGTCCCTGCTTCATATCTAACTCAAGGCGAAGGTGGAACTGAAGATAAGACAACACTGGCTCAAAAAGACGCCAGATTTGCCAGGACGGTACAGAGACTGCAAAGACCGGTCATATCAGAACTAGAAAAGATTGGCATTGTACACCTACATACCCTTGGCTTCCGAGGAGAGGATTTGGTTAACTTTAGTCTTTCGTTGAACAATCCGTCTAAGATTGCAGAGCTTCAGGAGCTTGAGCATTGGAACCAGAAGTTCACTATTGCTACAAATGCATCCGAAGGCTACTTCAGTAAGCGGTGGATTTCAGAAAATGTCTTTGGCATGTCTGAGGAAGAGTTCGCGAGAAATAGACGCGAGATGTACACCGACCGTAAGTTCGATGCTGACCTCAATGCTGTTGGTGAGGTTGCCGCAGAAGTTGCAGCAGGGCTGGCTGGAGGCGCTCTTGGTCTCCCCCCAACAGCGGACGCCTCCCCTACTGGATTTGAACTGGGGGACTTCGGCCCTGAGCCTGGTGCGGCGGCACCCGATGCTGGTGAGGCAGGCGCTGAACCTGCGGCAGCAGCAGGAGGAGGAGACGATGTTCTATTGGCTACCCCTGGTAATAGAGATGGCAGGGAGAAAGTTGGGTTTTCTAAGCACATGAAAAACCAAGCGATAGGAGAGATAGGGACTAGAAGAAAAAACCTTCCTGGCCTAGAGGGTCGCGGAGGTTTAGGCGAATTAGGTCGTGGTATTGCAGAAAATGAAACTAATTATGATGATAAAGAAAAGATCCAAGAACAAATGATCTTCTCGACTGATTATCAGACAACAATGCTGATAGAAGAATTAAACAAGATGGAGAGTAGAAAAGATGAAACACAATAAAAAAAGAAATACAGCTTTTTTGTTTGAATCTTTAGTCAAAGAACTTACCAAGGCTACTCTCGCCGAGGACTTGAAATTTAAAAATGCTATTCTCGCTATCCTAAAAGAGCACTTCCATAAGGATTCGGTGTTACATAAAGAGCTAACCCTATACAAGACATTATGCGAAGTCTCTGGTATCGAGCAAGATATAGCCGAGAAGATTTTGGTTGAAGTAAAGAGAGTATATCACTCTTTAAGTCAACAAGACATTTTTGACGAACAAACAGAAGTAATAAAAAAGGTAAACTCCGATCTCTCAAGAGACGTCTTTAGGAATTTTGTTTCAAACTACAAGACCTTAGCTTCTATTTCGCAGTTGTTCAGTGATAAGACTCCTATAGCTAGTAGAGTTCTGCTTGAAAAGAAAATTGTTGAAGAGATGTGCTCTACGCGAGAAAGCACAATGCTCTTAAAACCAATAGACAATTTAACTTACAATGTATTTGTAAAGAAGTTTAATGATAAGTACGGAACCGTTTTATCGGAGTCTCAAAAGGATCTTCTAAGTAGGTACGTAGTCTACTCCCCCGATACAGTCACGGAATTCAAGATGTACGTTAGCGACGAGATCAGCAGATTAAAGCAAGAACTTTCTTCAGTTGCTTTGAATGAATCTTTAGAGCAAGATAAAGAGCTTGTTGAGAAGAGCATCCAAATCCTAGAAATGCTGTCTAATTTTAAAAACGAACAAATCAATGATGGCATGATTAAGAAGATACTGAAGATTCAGGGCCTGGTATCGGAGATTTAAAATGCCCAATGTGAATATCAAATTTGTTCCAACTAAGAAAAAAGTTTTTATTAAAGTTTTTGATGAAGATAGGGTTATTGTAAACTTCTCTCTAAAAGCTAAAAAAACTTTAGATGGAAATATTATTGTTTATTCTCATAAAGACATTGATATTGTCGTTAGGCCAGAACTTAGCAAGATAACGACGTTTAAGAAAGAAGAAGTGACCAGTAGTGTTGCTTATGGTGCTGCTGATAGATTGTTCAAATATCTAGCTAATAAGGGTGTCGTTAGTTTAGAGACGGTACAGGGTGGTAACATAGCAGATTCCTTTGAAGCAGTGATTCTTAAGACGGAATTGAAAGCACCAATTAAGATAGCGCTCCTATGCATCTCTAAATGGATAGAATCCGAGAGGCCGTACTTTGAGTATTCCGAAGAATATGAAGACCTAATTGATCAAAGGATTACTGATCCTGATGCTGAAGAATCTACCGAATTGGGTGATGTCCCACATGATTCTCAAAAGGGCTCCATCGTGCCAGGCTACTATAGAAGCCCGTACTGGATGAGTTATATTTTAGAAAACAAGGAATAGAAATGGATTTGCTTTGGTTTATTTTGTCATGCTATGGGCTGACATTCTTAGTTGTATATGCTAGCATATTCAATAAAATCAGGCCTAGTAAAGAATGGCTGTGGGGACTAGGAAAAGTTTTTCACTGCACACTTTGTTTTGGTTACTGGGCTGGTAAGTTTATGTTTTTGATAAGCCCATGGACAGAGCTATTTACTTTTGACTATACCGTCGCAAACTTTTTTATTTGCGGCTGGGTCAGTGCTGGCACATCATATATGTTATCTATGGTACTGGACGATGAAGGAATAAAAATAAACAGCCAGCATAAAAGTCAATAAAGATTGAATGCACTATTTATAATATGCAAGCAATTTATTGTATCAAAAATACTATTAACGGCATGTCCTATGTCGGCTCCACAAAAAACCTTCAAAAAAGGTTTCGAGAGCATGTGATTGCTCTTCAAAGAAACTCACACCATAATCAACATTTACAGAATGCTTGGGATAAGTATGGTGAAAAGTCTTTCTGTTTTATGTTAATAGAAGAAGTTAAGGAAATGTCTCTATTGTTGGAGAGAGAACAATACTGGCTAGATAAGACTGAAGTATATAAAAGAGATAAAGGTTACAATATATGCTCAAAAGCTATTAGCTGTGAAGGCGTTACTAGGAGCGATCAA